TCAAGATATGTTTCTCCAGTTTTAGATTCTTCAATATGAACAACACCTTCTCTACCTACTTTTTCCATTGCTCTAGAAATAAGTTTTCCTACTGTTTCATCATTGTTTGCTGAAATAGTAGCTATCTGTTCTAGTTGTTCAGGTGAAGAAACATCTTCATTTATTGATCTTAATTGTGTTATTACTTGCTCTACAGCAGCATCAATTCCTCTTTTAATATCTACAGCATTTGCTCCATCATCTAAAGCTGATAAACCGGCGTTAACCATTTCTCTAGCTAATAAAGTAGATGTAGTTGTACCATCACCTGCATTATCCGCTGTTTTAATAGCTGCCTGTTTAAGCATTTGAACACCTAACTCTTCAGTTGGATCATCTAATGAAATATTTTTTGCTACTGTTACACCATCTTTTGTTGATTGTGGTGTTTGTCCTGGTTTTGAAATTACAACATTTCTACCATTTGGTCCTAATGTAGATACTACTGCATTAGCCATTGTGTCTA